CCGCGCAGGCAGGAGCGGCTCACACCGTACTGCTGCGCCAGCGTCCTGTAACCGGCCGACCCCGATAAATATTTCTGAACAACTTCGAGCTTCAAGCGCTCATCGTGCTTCGCCATGAAAAACACCCCATAGGTTGGACTGGTGTCCAACTTTTGGGGTGCAGTTCAGAGCGGGCTTTTTCATTTCCGGAGCCCTACCCGATGAAGCGCGACAACTTCACCATGCCGCTGGCCTTCCCCGGCGAACTCATCATCGACAACTTTGCCGGGGGCGGTGGCACCAGCACAGGCCTGGAGGCCGCCTTCGGCCGGCCCGTGGACATTGCCATCAACCACGACCCGGAAGCCTTGGCGATGCATGCCGCGAACCACCCGCACACGCTGCACCTGTGCGAGAGCGTGTGGGATGTGAACCCCATCCAGGTCACCGGCAACCAGCCCGTGGCCCTGGTCTGGCTGTCGCCGGACTGCAAGCACTTCTCGAAGGCCAAGGGCGGCACGCCCGTCTCGAAGCACATCCGGGGCTTGGCATGGGTGGGCATGCGCTGGGTGGCGATGTGCAAGCCCCGCGTGCTCATGCTGGAGAACGTGGAGGAGTTCCAGACCTGGGGCCCGATCCTCGTCGGCCCTGACGGCCAGGCCCGGCCGGACCCCGCGCGCCGCGGCAAGACCTTCCAGTCGTTCGTGCGCCAGCTCAAGGCCCACGGCTATCAGGTGGACTGGCGCGAGCTGCGCGCGAGCGACCACGGCGCGCCCACGATCCGCAAGCGCCTGTTTCTCGTTGCGCGCCGCGATGGCCTGCCAATCGTCTGGCCCGAGCAGACCCACGCCGAGCCCACTGACCGCCGCGTGATCGCTGGCAAGCTGGCCGCGCACCGGACGGCCGCCGAATGCATCGACTTCAACCTGCATGCCGAGAGCGTGTTCGGCCGCAAGCGTGCCCTGGTGGACAACACCATGCGCCGCGTTGCGAAGGGCCTTTGGAAGCATGTCCTCACCAGTGCCAGCCCGTACCTCGTCGGCGCCGGCGGCCCGGTCTATGCGGGCCGGCCCGCCGCGACAGACCGCCCTATCGGCACCGTGACCACGCAGAACCACCGCGCTGTGGCCCAGCCGGTGATGGCGCCCTACCTGAACGAGCACGCCAACGCCAGCAACCAGCGCACCATGCCGGCTGATGCGCCGCTGCGCACCATCTGCGCGCAGGTGAAGGGCGGGCACTTCAGCGTCGTGGCGCCCACGCTGGCCCCACTGCGCGGCACGTCCGAGCAGCACCTGGTCGGCCATGCCGTGGATGCCCCGTTGTCCACCGTGGCGGCCAGCGGCACGCACCACGCCTTGGTGGGCGCCAACCTGGTCACCATCGGCTACGGCGAGCGCGAGGGCCAGCAGCCACGCACCCAGGACATCGAGGCGCCGCTGGGCACGGTGGTGGCCGGAGGCATCAAGAGTGCCTTGGTTGCAGCGCATCTGGTGGACATGGGCCACGGCGAAGGGCCTGCCGGTGGCAAGCGTTTCAGCCACGGCATCCGCAGCCTGGAAGTGCCGCTCAATACCGTGACCGCCAGCGGCGGCACCAGCGCGCTGGCTGCAGTGCACCTGACCCACCTAACGCACCACGGCGAGCGCACCGGCAACGACCCGCGCGAGCCGCTCCGCACCGTCACCGGCGCCAACCGGGGCGAGCAGGCCATGGTGGCCGCGTGCTTGGAGCAGGCCAACGGCGGGTTCTACGACGGCGACGGCCGCAGCGCGGCGGACCCCATGTCCACGATCACGTCCAGCGGCACGCAGCAGCGCCTGATCACGGCCTACCTCGTGAAGTACTACAGCGAGGGCGGCCAGGACAGCGCCTGCAGCGAGCCCATGCACACCGTGCCCACCAAGGCCCGCATGGGCCTCGTGCAGACGTGCCAGGTGCCGGCCGCAACGCTGGCGCCCGAGCATGCCGCGCGCGCCCGGCTCTGCGCCCAGTTGCTGCACAAACACCTGCCCGAGCACTTCCCCAACCCCGCCGAGCTGGTGCTCATGTGGCACGCGGGCCAGTGGTGGGTGCTGGTGGACATCACGCTGCGCATGCTCAAGCCGCGCGAGCTGTTCCGAGCCCAGGGCTTCCCCGAGGGCTACCACTTCGAGCGCGTGCCCGACCCGGCCCTTCTTTTCCGCAACGGCAAGCAGGCCACCCCCAATCCGCTGGACATGCCCTTCATACCCCTGAGCACTACCGCCCAGGTCCGCATGGTCGGCAACAGCGTCTGCCCACTGGTGGCTAAGGCCCTGGCCCGCGCCAACTTCGCGCATGAGGCCCTGATCTACGGAGTCGCCGCTTGACCCCGACCCCACCCCAGTGCCCGCTGCTGCAGCGCGCAGGCCACGTCATCAACACCACGGCCGCGCATTGGCGGCTGCTCACCAAGGAAGCCTCATGACAGCAATCACGACAGCCGCGCGCCTGCTGCGCGAAGCGGCAAGCGAACTCAAGAACGCCCACCCCCTCGGCGGCGACTGGGGCAACGAGCTCGAAGCCCTGGACGCCTACAACGAGCACATGGCCACGGCCACAACGCTGGAGCACATGGGACGCCAGTGCCTGGCCCAGATCGAGGAGCCTGCTCAGCCCGTGGCCGAGATCTGCTCCGCCAGCCACGACGACGCGCAGTTCGGCGAGCGCGCGATCAAGCCTCTGTGCGACATCAGCGGCTTCGAGTACGGGACGCAGCTCTACGCCGGGGCAGCTCCTGCCGCTGTGGCGCCGGCCCTGGACGTGACTCTGGACGAGGACCAGGCCGGCCTGCTGCGCGACATGCTGGGCGATCCTGCCGAATACGAGGAGGCCCTCACCGTGCGGCTGATTGTGTGCGACGGCCATAGCGGACACGGCCTGTATGTGGCCCAGGCAGAGTACCAGGACGAGGGTGCTGTGCTGTTGACCGCCCTGGAAGCGCCTGCAGCCCCGGCCCTGGACGCCAAGGCCATTGCCGTCGACGTGTGCCAGCGCGTGGCCGACATGGATGACCGGAGTAGCCCTGCTGACTGGCCAGAGGCCATGCTTGTGACAGGCCCTGAGCTGGTCGAGATTGTCGAGGGCGAGATAGCGCAGGCCATGGCCAACGCTGTGGCAGCGCCCATCATGCCGACTGCGCTGCACGTAGCGGCCCGGTACTGGCAATGGCTGGAAATCATGGGGCGGCTGACTTCGTTCTCCACGTTTGTGAACGAGTTTGGCTACGAAAAAGAGGACTGCAAGCAGGTCTATGAGCAGGTGGTGCTGCCCTGCTTCGCTCTGCTTGCAGCAGCGCCCCAGGCACCTGCTGCGCCCTGGAAGGATCACCTGACAGCCAGGCTCGTCAACGACCTGCGCGATTGCGCGATCAAGTACCACGGCGCCGGGCAACTTCGGGATCGCATCGCACACATCGTCGCGCCACTGTGCGATCAGCTCAAGGCCGCGCAGGCAGCACCTGCTGCGCCTGCAGTGGATGCGTGGCTCCAGCCGGATGACATGGCGGCTCTGCAGCGCTTTCATGAGACAGCCGAGGACGACGAAAGCTACGACATCGGCAAGGAAGCCGTCGCGCGCCTGTGCGCCTTCGGCTGCCTGCAATCGCACAGCTTTGGACGCTACAGCACCACGGACTTCGGCGACTACTTGCTGGACACCTGGGGCGGCGCGCGCACGCTGCCGTTTACCACTGCAGCAGAACGCCGCGACCGCGCAGCCCAGGCCAAGGAAGGCGGCGAAGCATGCTGAGCACCACCGCCTGGGAAAACCACGTCCTGGCCTTCGATCCGTTCGACGGCGATTTTGGCGACCAGGGAGACCGCGTGCTGTCGAACAAACTGGTCCAGGCCCGCAAGCCCGGTCCGTGCGCGCACTGCGGATGCGAGATCTGCAAGGGCGAGCGCGTGCGCAGCATGTCGGCGCGCTTCGACGGCCAGCTGATGTCCTACCGGTGGTGCGCCCTGTGCTGCTCGGCCATGGCCAAGTGCCAGGCCGAAGAGGACAGCGACGACGACTCTGACGACGCGCCCGCGTGGCAGGAATACGAGGCCCGCGCCGGCCTGGCCGCGAAGCTCACCGCTCTCGCCTCGCCAGACTGCGACCGCGACGACTGCGAGAAGTACGGGTGCACGGGCGCATGCGACCCCGACGCAGCCCAGGCAGCAGCCAAGGGGC